TTAGTTGTCAAACTCCGTATTAACTTGTAATGCTTTTAGCAAATCAATTTCTTGCCGTAACTTTTCTACTTCTAATCGTCTACGTTGTAATTCTAACTGATACAACGTATTACAATTGATTCTTTCTTTTGGTGCATCTAACGGTATTATTATTCTAGCATAGATACCTAAGTCTTTTGTTTGTGGGTTAAGAGGGTCTTCTTTACCAAGTATTGGAGCAACTGCGTTATTGACAATACCTGTAAGACCAAATTCAAAATTTGTCGAACCACCGATAGAGTTAGTACAATCTAGATCTCCAGCTTTAATTCTATCAGTACCGTGACTACTGCCTCCACTAGGTAACTGTAAGTTAAGCGAAGTACTATTAGCTAACACTTGTGAACAGCTCAACATCAATAATAAAAAACTTATTTGAATTTTGAGCATATTCTTGTAGCTAGCAATGTTTGACTTTCATTGCTACTCCTTAGTTTAGACAAAGAACATATGTACCTTGCTCTCTTTATATTGTTTTCTGTAATGTAAACATCAAACTTAACTTCTTTTAAATAACCAACAGGAAGTATTCGGTAAGCTGTAACAAAAGGTATTGGTTTCCAATCGTCAGAAAATAAACCTATTTCATAGTACCGTACATCTTCTCTTGAGTTCCAAAGCCTCATAGTTGTTTTCTTTACATCATCTACACCAGATATTTCCCACTTTGGATAGGTAGGTGTCATTTCATGACTTAGCACTGCTCCGCTGAGCAGCAATAAACATAATCCTATTGAGCCACGCATTCAGCTAACACTACAGCTTTATATGCACCACCTGGAAAAGCTCTGTTACCACCATATACAGCTACAGACGTACTTTGAAACCAAGCACTTCCTGCTACGCTAAGTGGATAAGAACGCATTGCACCAGTTGTAGTACTTGCTGCTTGATAACCTGACATTCCACTTTCACCATGTGCTTTAAGAGTTACTTCTCCAGTCCAAGTTACATTATCTGATAATGATGGACTTGAGCTAAAACTAGTCGGGTAAGTTATCTGTGCATAATAAGCATTAGCTAAAGTCGTATCAAATCTAATAACTGGTACTTGACCCGCACTAGCAGGTAAAGTTGTAAGTGTATAAGCATTTGGGTTACCATATATTCCTGGTACAGTAGTTGCTACTGTGCATCTTGATTCAACAGAACCATCAATGTCTGCTGACAAGACTGGTGTTGCACCAATTATTAAACTCATTGCTATTAATAATTTCTTCATTGGTATTGCTCCTCTATCATTGTATTCATTAATTTATCTTGTCCTAAACTCCTTAACGCTCTTCTATTATCCACTATATCTTTATCTTGTAAAACAATTGATTCACGGTACATCTTACCTGGAATCTGTGTAATGTAATAAGCACTGATGTTTGTAGCTTGATTAATAACTTGTAACAATGCAGCTTGTGATACTTCATTTGCAATAGTAAGTGCATTGTCTGTAGTAGCTAAAAGAGACTCCATACTCTCTTTGTCCTTTTCTTCTTCATCTTCATCTTTAGCTTCTTCATCTTTTTCTAATAACTCTTTATCAGTTTCTGCTTGCGCAAGCTGGACTGACTCATCTTGCAACGCGTCATAATCTGGTATCTCAGGTAATGGTGGGGGCTTAGGCTTTACATATCCAGGACAGTTAGGGTCACTCTGTGGATCAAAACAAGAATCAAATCTATATATGTATCTAACATCTGCTCCTTCTATACTGCCTGTGCCTTCTTGCTTTAATCTACCGTCACCAAATACTGCAATAGGTAAATAAGGTAATGCAATTGTTCTCCTTATTTCTATGCCACCTTCTCTTTGTGACCAGTCTTGTTTATCTTGGAATACATAACCACCACCTACTTTATCGTTTTCTAAAGTAACAATATAGTCATCTTCTTTGTTTTTAATTGGTGTGTATTTGTAAGTAACTCCTGATACGTCCATACCGCCAATACCATTAGCACCTAGATAAGTTGGAGTCATTGTCCACTCTAAGCCACCAATTGCTACGTTAGGTGTGTAGCCGAATGTGTAACTAAAAGAAGATAAAGGCAGCAGCAGCAGTACCCATAATGCTGAGAACCTTATCACGCTTTTCTTGTGCAGTAGTTTCATCTTCATCCTCTGGCATAGGTACTAAGTCAGTCCTAACTTGCCATGCAGCTTTGGCTTCATTGCCTATCAAGCCATCTATTGGACACGGAGTTCCTGCATCCATCATAGCTTGCCATACGTCTTTATCTTGACACATTATTGATACTGCGGCTACTTTCATACCCATATCATATAATCTACCTGCTTTCTTTAATCTAAGACAATTTTCTTCTGTGTATGTAGCACCTAAGCTTAAAGATAATATTTGTGTTCCTAATGCACCACTAGAAGATATAGTACAAAGGTCTGAGTTGTTACCACCTACATTAGGTGATATAGCTGAAGGTGGGGGAGATTTAACTGTAGTCTCGTTAGTACCACTAGTTGTTACAGTAGAAGTTGTATTTTGTGTAATTGAACTTTCATCTACTGCCATTACGGGCAATACAAAAACTACCCAGAAACAGACAACAATAGCAAAAGCTATAATGTTGTTTCGCAATCTATCAGACATTAGCCTGTAGGCTCTGCATTAGTAATCTGTGAATTTAAGTCAGTACCAACTCCTCCAGAATTAAGAGAAGTAACTGTTGTTACTGGTGTACCTGCTACATTAACATTAATAGCCCAAGCATCTAATAAAGTTTTAAGATATTTTTGATCAGCATTCCATTTAAAACCTTTAGCTTGTTCACCTTTTAATACAATGTCTTTACCTAATACACTGTTAGCATTAGGTGTGTTATTACCAGTAACTAATGTTTGACCATACTCAGTAGTTTGCTTTTGAGTTAACAAAGCAACTTCTGCATTTGTTTTTTCTTGACCAATCGCATAACTAACTGAAGCTTGTAAAGCACTTTGCATTGCACCTAAATACACAGTAGCAAAATCAGTTCCTGTTATTCTACCTAACTGAAACTGTGCCTCTAAATGAGCAGTAACAGACTCCATCAAATCATCAAATACTCCAGTACCTGTGATTACATTGTTAGTAGTTGTTACTGAGCTGCCTTGTGTTAATGATGCATTTGTAAGTGCCATAATGTTATCCTACTGATCCAGTTGACTTCTGTTTTACTTCTAATGATTGTCTTTCTTTTTCAGTTAATGGAGGCAAAATTTCAACATTAAATGCTTTAATATTTTTAGGCTCCATAAACTCTTGTCCATTACGAGTAACTTTTGCAAAAATTTGACATTCTGCAGCTTTAAGATGGTCTAATAATATATTAGGTATGTGCCACCCATCTTCATTATTAAATGGAATATACTTTTTAACTGCTTTACCATCATTAATTGTTTTGTTACCTACAGTAAAAATTTCACCTGCAGATTCTCGTTTAAGAGGGTCATTAGACCTTACAATAACTCTTTGAAGTTTTAATGCATGTAAATTTCTCATGCCTTCTAATTCAACACCATTAACTTTAAAATCATTAGCAACTAATTCTTCTTCAGTTATTCGTATTTTATTTGATGGTGCTTCTGCAACTGCAACATCAACATTATCGCTTGCCATTAAAGCTTCTTCTAGCTTTTCCCTTTTACTATTAAAATGCATAGTTACACCTCTATTACTTAATTCGTCACTAATTTGTTTGGATGTCATTTCTTCTATATTCATATCATCTCCTTTATAAATCTTCCCCACATACGTAGTATGTGAGGAAGATAATAAGAAAACTTAAATTAAGCTTTCTTAGTCCAAATAATACCTAGGCGTTCAGGACGTAAAGCCATGAAACCGTAGTACCACTTGATTGAGTAAAAACCCTTTTCACCGTAAGGATCATTAACGTCCGCAGTTTCTTTACCTGGCTTCTTGTGAGTAGTAGTGAACTTAAGGCTCTTACCATCAGTTTGGAAACCAATAGTAGTAAATGAACCATCACCAACACAAAGCATTGGGTAAATTGCAGCATCAGATGCACCACCTTTTTCAGAGTGAAGCATTTCAGGAACTACAACAAAGCGGAACTGGTCTACTGAACCAATCTCACCATTCATAATTGTAGTAGCGTCAGCGTATTTTTCTACACCAACAAAACCTGAACCAACACCTGAACCAGAGATATCAGTCATCTTACGTACTAGAGGAATTAAATCTGGTCCAATGTACATAACACGTCCACCTTGGATAGTTTTAGTATCAGTCATACGAGAACCTGAAATTATCTTAGTTGTTCTTGGAGTTTTGTTATTGTCCAAAGCAATAGATAAAGTCATTAGGTCGTCATAGTCAGCAGCTGCAGCTACAGTAGCTTTAGTTGTAACTGTACCAGGATATTGAACAGTACCACTAGAAGTAGCAGTATTAATCAAATCCTTTTGTAGTTGTGCTTCAGTTAGTTCTGTAGCACCTACCATCATTTCTTCAGTGATGTGTGACATCAATTCTGAATCTGAATCAAAGTCTAGAGACTCTTGAGTGTATTCAGTGAAGAAACCTTGCTTGATAAGTGAACCAGTTATCTGTGTACGTGTAAAACCGACACGGTTAACTCTTCCACCATTCTCTGTTAACGCTGGCAAACGATCAACAATAACACCAATGTCTTTTGAAGAACCATAAATGTTACCACCAAGTTCAAGCGAAATGTCAGCAGTAGCGTGAGCTAAAGCTTGAGCTTCAGTACCAAAGTAACCTGCTGCTGTTGCTGTAGGAGCAACCCAACCTGTACCACCAGTTACTTCAACACCTTGACCAGTATAACCTTTCCACTTACCTTGAGTAATGATTAGACCATCAGCATCAATACCTTGGTCTGATACGTTAAGACTGTCTAATAGTGGTTGATATACATCTTGCTTGATTGTTTTACCATGATGCTTAGGCATTGCCCTTACATCAGCTAGCGGCATAAAGTACTGAATGTCACGTACTTTGATGAGCGCTTTTTTAAAGTAAAAATCAGTACGCGCTTGCGCACCAATATTACTGGCGCCATTTGCGCCTGTGCCATATTCTAAAGCCATATTATTCTCCTATAGCTGTATTAAAAGAGAAAGACTACACATCGGCAAGTTTCATAAATTCGTCATCAGTCATATTTAAATAATTGGCTGATGCACTATCAGTCTTACCTGCAGTCTTTCTTGTTCCTGCTGCAGCTTTACGCTTTTGTTGTACAACAGCAGGGTCCTGTG